GTTTTGGCAATCAGAGCCTCGGTCCAATCGTGCCACTCACTTGGTCCCCAATATGGGGTAGATCATAGTACGATCCAGCATATTCGCCGACGGAAAACATGGAAGCACCTGCTCTAGGACCGATCGAGCGCTGCGTTTGGAGCCCAGGGTCCAATTTTGCGCAATGGCAATTCATTCAGTGTCCGATTTTCGAGGTTTTCTTTGGAGGTGCCCGCGGCGGCGGCAAAACCGACGCAGTGCTTGGCGAGTTTATCCTGCATGCCAACAAATACGGTGAGTATGCCAACGGCTTGATGATCAGACGCACCCGCACCGAATTGATCGACACAATCGAGCGTTCGCGGGCAATTTATAGTCCACTGGAATGGACCTTAAATGAAACTGAGAAGCGCTGGACTTCGCCCAACGGCGCGCATTTGCGGTTTGCCTACTTGGAAAGGGATGCTGACGCTGATCTGTATCAAGGGCACAGTTATACACGGGTCTATATAGAGGAAGCGGGGAATTTCCCTTCTTACGCCCCGATCGCAAAGTTGATGGCCACGTTGCGTTCTGGGGCCGGTGTACCTGTCGGTGTGCGTCTCACCGGAAATCCAGGCGGGCCCGGGCATCAATGGTGCCGGGCCCGTTATATTGATCCCGCGCCGCTCGGAAACAGAGTGATCAATGATCCGGCGACGGGGCTCGAGCGCATCTTCATCCCGTCCAAAGTCGAGAATAATGTTTACATAGATGCCGAAGCCTACAAGCAACGGCTGCGCGCTTCCGGTAGCGCCGAGCTGGTGCGCGCCTGGCTCGATGGCGACTGGTCCGTCACCATGGGCGCGTTCTTCGATTGCTGGGAGGCTAAGAAGCACGTCATCGAGCCGTTCGAGATCCCGAGCGACTGGCTGCGCTTCCGTTCGATGGACTGGGGCTCGGCCTCGCCGTTCTCGGTTGGCTGGTGGGCGATCGTGCAGGACGAGATCAAGGTGAATGGCCACGTTCTCCCGCGCGGGTGCATGGTGCGCTATCGCGAGTGGTACGGCATGGCGCCCGGACAGCCGAATGTCGGGCTCAAGCTGCACGCGGAACTGGTTGGTCGCGGCATTATCGAGCGCGAGAAAAACGACACCATTAACTACGGAGTTCTTGACCCATCCGCCTTCATCGAGGACGGCGGCCCCTCGATCGCCGAGCGCATGGGCACCAGCACGGAAGGCAAACTCTGGTTCAAGAAAGCCGACAATGCCCGCATGCCGCACTTCGGCCACCTCGGCGGCTGGGACCAAATGCGCGCCCGCCTGGTCGGCAACGACGACGGTCACCCCATGATCGTGACGTTCTCCACCTGCGTCGATAGCATCCGCACCATCCCGTTTCTGCAGCACGATCCCGACCGGCGCGAAGACGTGATGACCGACAGCGAGGACCACGCCGGCGACGAATGGCGCTACGCCTGCATGTCGCGGCCGTGGGTGCCGGTGAAGGAAGCACCGAAGAAAGAGAACATCAGCGGCTACCGCGTCCTGCACGAGACGGCGCAGCCGGGGGACTGGAAGGCTTACTAGATCGTGCTCGCAAGCTAATGGCGTCACGAACCCCCGTACTTAATGACGCTGACGCCGGTTCCCGATCCGTTCACGCGGGACGTATAGGCCAATCCGTCCCATAGGCCCGAGGAGGCCACCATGCCGAGCAAGAGCCCTGCTCAAGCACGTCTCATGGCCGCGGCTGCGCATACCCCCGGCGGTTATGGCGGTGTCCCGCAGAAAGTCGGCCGGGAATTCAACCAGGCCGATAAGGGCACCGGCATCATCAAGCCAAAACGCAAGCCCACGCTGCGCATCGGCAACAAAACCTATGATTTGAAATAGACGCCAGGCCGTTCACGGCCGTCTTCGCGAGATAAAATGGCCACACAAAACACTGGTTACATTAGCGGGGGCATCGCGCCCGGCCCCAGCGCTAGCGTGGAGCCGGAACAGCCTGGCGGGCTATGGGATTTGAGCAAGTGCCGACGCGCCTATACCACCTATCTCGACAGCAAGCGGTTGGAGATCGAGGAACAGCAGTCGGCGCGGCGCTATCGCCATGGCGTGCAGTGGACCGCGGATCAGGTCAAGGCGCTAAACGACCGCAAGCAGCCGGTGGTGACCTATAACCGCATCGGCCGCAAGATCGATGGGATTGTCGGCCTGGTCGAACGGCTCAAGCAGGATCCCAAAGCCTTCCCGCGCACGCCGCGGCACCAGCAGGGCGCCGACCTCGCCACCGCCGTGCTGCGCTATCTGATGGACGCCAACAGATGGGACGAGAAGGCCTCCACCATTGCGGAGGCCGCCGCCGTCGACGGCCTCGCCGGCCTCGAGCTCGATCTCATAGACGTGCCAGCAAAGCCGCAGCAACAAATGCCACCGCCGCAGATGCCACCGCCGCAGATGGGAGGAAACGTCGTGCCGTTTCCTGGGATGGGCCACAACGGCGGGCCGCCAATGGAGCCACCACCGCCCGACAAGGACGTGGTCTTCAACGTGGTCGACAACGACGGGTTTTTCTACGACCCGCGCTCGTTCAAGCACGACTTTTCCGATGCGCGCTACCTCGGCATGGGCAAATTCGTTGATCAGGAAATACTCAAGGAATTGATGCCGCAATTCGCCGACCAGCTAGAAGGCAATGACGTCGGCGCCGATCTCACCAGCAATTCCGATCGCGATCAGCGCTGGTTCCAGAACACGCGCGACTTCTATCAGGTCCGGCTGGTCGACCTCTGGTATCGGCATGAGCGCGGCTGGTGCTGGGCGCTGTTCACCGGGTCAACTATCCTGATGCAGGGCCGCTCGCCGTTCCGTAACGACAAAGGCGAGGAAATACCAAAATATCAGATGTTCTCGGCCGCGGTCGACCAAGATGGCGATCGCTACGGCTTCCCGCGCAACCTGATGTCGGCGCAGGACGAGATCAACCAGCGCCGCAGCAAAGCGCTGCACGAGCTCAACAGCCGGCGCATTCGTGCCACCAAGGCGGCAGTGGCCGATGGCAACGTCGAGGCGCTGCGGCGGGAAGCGCAGCGGGCGGACGGCATCGTTCTCACCAACACTAGCCTGGACGATATCCAATTCGATGACATGGCCAAGCAAGCCGCCATAATGGGGCAACTGGAATTCCTGAAAGAGGCGAAAGCCGAGATCGAGAATTTCGGTCCCAACCCGGCACTGGTCGGCGAGGGCGCCGGCGGCGTCGGCGGCAATTCCGGCCGCGCCATCCAGTTGCTGCAGCAGGCCGGCATCGCCGAGCTCGGCCCCTACATGATCAATTTGCGCTCGTGGAAAATCAGGGTCTATCGCGCGCTATTCAATGCGGCGCAGCAGCACTGGACCAACCAGCGCTGGATCCGGGTGACCGACAGCCAGGGCAAACCGCAGTTTGTCGAAATCAACGGCATGCAGCCCGATCCGATGACCGGCATGCCCACCGTGACCAATGCGATCGGCGAACTCGACGTCGACATCGTGCTCGATGAAGGCCCCGATAGCGTCACCGTGATGCAGGATACCTATGACACCATCAGTCAGGCGCTGCCCGCAGTGGCCAAACTGCTGTCGCCCGCGCAGGTGACGGCAGCGATGGAAGCCCTGATCGAAACCTCGCCACTACCCGAAGACGTGAAGAAGAAATTCCGTGATGCCGGCGCGCAACCGCCGCAGCCGCCGCCCGAGCAGCAGGCCAAAATGGCCGAGCTGCAGATGCAACAACAGCACGACGCGGCCAAGCTGCAGATGGAGCAGCAACACGGCCAGGCCAAGCTGGCGATCGAGGCGCAGAGCAAGTCGGCCGACTTGCAGCATAAGCAACAAGCCTCGGCCATGGACATCCAAACCACGCGCGAAAAGGCCGCCGCCGATATCCAGATCGCGCGCGAAAAGGCGCAAGCCGATATCGAGATCGAACAGTTCAAGGCCCTGCAGAAGGCGCAGCATGACCGCAATATGCTGCTCTCGGGCATGACCGGGCCGCCCCACATACCATAAGGGCGAGACGCCCGTCTTACGGGCTGATGCCCGTTTAAGACAAAAGCTCGTAGGTGCTGACGATACAAGCACGCGCCCAGGCCGCGCGTTCGGCCTGCTATCCGCATCGCTCAAGCGACATTGAGCGGCTTCGTACTCGCCACGATACGGCGAAAGAGGTGGACCATGGCAGACCCTGAAAATGTTGCTGATGTTGTAGTGACAGATCAACAATTGTTTGACCACGCCATAAGCGATACGCCTGCTACCCCTGCAACACCGGAACCGGCACCAGCCGCGGCCCCACAGCCCCAGCCGACGCCGCAACAGCCGGCGACACCAGAACGCGATGA